CGGCTCACCCCGCTGTCGCGGACCCAGCCGCCGCAAGCCGACCGGGCGATGCGCGATGCCGGCCCGGCGCGCGGACCGTGGGTGCCGGAGGAGGAGACCGGCCATGCAGCAGCAGCTTGAGCTCGAGCTCGAGCGGCCGCGGCTGGAGCGGCCGCGGCCGCGGCTCAACCGCCGTACCCGCGCCGACCGCAACATTGCGTGGTGCGAGAAGTATCTGCGGGTACCGGAAGGGACCTACTTCGGCAGCCCGCTGGTGCTGCCGGAATTCATCCGCGCCGACTTCCGCGCGATCTACGACAACCCGGCCGGGACCCGCCGCGCGATCATCAGCCGGGCGCGCAAGAACGCCAAGACCGCCGAGTCGGCGATGCTGCTCCTGCTGCACCTGTGCGGGCCGGAGGCCAAGCAGTCGACCCAGCTGTTCTCGGCCGCGCAGTCGCGCGACCAGGCCGCCCTGCTGTTCATGCTGGCGGCCAAGATGGTGCGGATGAATCCGGTGCTCGACCAGGTGGTGATCATCAAGGAAAGCGCCAAGCAGCTGATCTGCCCGGAGCTTGCGGTCGTCTACCGCGCGCTCTCGGCCGAGGCGACGACCGCGTTCGGCCTGTCGCCCAGCTTCATCGTGCATGACGAGCTCGGCCAGGTGCGCGGCCCGCGCTTCCCGCTCTACGACGCGCTCGAGACCGCGACCGCGGCGCAGCAGCATCCGCTGTCGATCGTGATCAGCACGCAGGCGGCGACCGATGCCGACCTGATGTCGGTCCTGATCGATGACGCCGCCGCCGGGCACGATCCGCATACCGTGCTGCGGTTCCAGACTGCGCCAGTCGGGCTCGACACCTTTAGCGAGGAGGCGATCCGCGCCGCCAACCCGGCGTTCGACCACTTCATGAACAAGGACGAAGTGCTGGCGATGATGGATTCGGCCAAGCGGATGCCGGCGCGCCAGGCCGAGTTTGAGAACCTGATCCTCAACCGCCGCGTCGAATCGCACAATCCCTTTGTCACCCCGGCGGCGTGGCAGGCGTGCGGGGCGCCGTGCGGCGACCTGCGCGGCATCCCGCTCTATGCCGGGCTCGACCTGTCCTCGGTCGCCGACCTGACCGCGTTCGTCATGATCGGCAAGATCGGCAAGGTGTGGAACGTGCAGCCCACCTTCTGGCTGCCGTCCGAGGGGCTGCGCGAGAAGTCGGCCAAGGACCGCGTGCCGTACGACCTGTGGGCGCGCCAGGGCTTCCTGCAGACGACGCCCGGCGCGAGCGTCTCCTATGAGTATGTCGCCGCCTTCCTGCGCACCATGTTCGACCAGTATTCGATCAAGAAGCTGGGATTCGACCGTTGGAACATGAAGCACCTGAAGCCGTGGCTGCTGAAGGCCGGGTTCTCCGAGCAGTTCATCGCTGACAAGTTCGTCGAGTTCGGCCAGGGAACGCAGTCGATGTCGCCGGCCTTGCGCGACCTCGAGCAGGCAATCCGCGAGAAGGAAGTCGCCCACGGCAACCATCCGGTGCTGGCAATGAACGCCGGCTGCGCGGTGGTGCAGGGCAAGGATGACGCGAACCGCAAGCTGTCCAAGAACAAGTCGAGCGGCCGGATCGACGGCCTGGTGGCCCTGGCGATGGCGATCGGCGTGGCGCCGCTGGCGCCGGCGATCGACGTCAGCGCGCTGATCGGCTGAACGGTGTGGTTGGCTGGCAGTTGCTTTTCCGGGCCTGCTAGCCGGCACGGAAGGGACGGCGGCGCCAAGGTGGCAACCAGGGTTGTCCCGCCGTCCCTCTCCCCCTTTCCCGGAACTGCTGGCCGCAAAACCTCGGGCGGTTGGTAGCGAAGCGGCGGTGATCTTCCTCCTCCCTCGACATCGCCGCCGCTTCACCCTTGGTTCCTAGGTCCGCCCCATCGGCCCCTAGGAGGCGGCGACAGTGGGCTGCTGGCTGCCTGCCTCCCCAGCCACTGTCGTCCGTCCTGCTCGCGCGCGAAAGGAGACTTGTCATGCCGATCAAGCCTGGACCGGGTGCGAATGGCGAGAGCCAGTCCGATTGGATGGCGCGCTGCGTGCCGGAGATGGCGCAGAGCGACTCCGGCCGCACCAACGACCAGAACGTGGCGGCCTGCGCCCAGATGTGGCGCGACCGCAACAAGAGCGCCAAGCCGCGGCGGCGCCGCCAGCTGAAGCTCGACCTGGCCCGGCTGAAGGCGCGCTGGCCGCAAGTCCAGGCCGGCCTCCTCGCCCGCATCCAGAAGTATGACGTCCCGGAGCCGGAGGATGACGACACCTACAGCTCGTTCCTCGACTGGTGCATGCAGGACCTGGTGGACGAGGGCGTCGACGAGGGCGAGGCCGAGGTGTCGTGCGACATGGCGTGGAACGAAGCCAACCCGGAAGGCGAGCAGGAAAGCCTCGCCAGCCCGCAGGTCGTCCACAAGCAGAAGCGCGCCGAAGGGACCGGGATGGAGTTCATCCTGTCCGACGAGACCCCGGACCGGATGGGCGACATCGTGATGTCGGATGGCTGGGACACCGCCAACTTCGAACGCAACCCGGTCGCGCTGTTCGGCCACAACAGCAGCTTCCCGGTGGGGACCTGGACCAACATCAGCGTCAAGGACAAGGCGCTGCGCGGCCACCTGGTGCTGGCGCCGAAGGGTATCTCGGCCCGCATCGACGAGATCCGCGGGCTAGTCGAGGCCGGCGTGCTGCGCGCCGTCAGTGTCGGCTTCCGCCCGCGCGAGAGCCGGCCGCTGCCGGGCGACTCCGGCGGCTTTGCCTTTACCAAGAACGAGCTGGTGGAAGTCTCGCTCGTCTCGATCCCCGCCAACCCCAATGCGCTGGCGGTCGCGAAGTCACTGCACGTCTCACCCGAAACGCAAAAGCTAGTCTTTGCCGAGCATGGCAGCGAGAAGACCGGCCGCGCGCTCATTCTGTCCGAGCCCCGTGCCCAGCCGGGCGCCAAGCGGGACCGGCCGACCACTGGCAAGCATGCCGATCCATCACGCAAAGGGAGAACCCCGATGCCTGCTGTGCTTCTTTCCAAGCGCGTCGAGGACGCGGAGAAGTTCCTAGTCAGTCTGCAGGACCAGCTGACCGAACACCTCGAGAAGGTCGATGACACCAATGTCACCGACGACGATATGGCGATTACCGAGGACCTCAACGTCAAGATCGATGCCGCGATGCGCAATCGCGACAATCTGGTAGCGGCGGAAAAGCGGCTCGCCCGCACCGTCGAGAAGCGCCAGGACCTGGTGCAGGCGTCAGCCTTCACCCCGGCCACGCCGGCGGTGCAGGGGCAGCAACGGCCGTTCATGCTCCCGGCCAAGAAGATCAACCCGCTCGACTACCTGGTGCGCCAGGGCATCGTGCAGGCCTTCTCGCATACCCGCAAGATCAACCTGGTCGACGCGCAGCGGCTCGCCGGCTATGGCGACGACGAGATCACCCGGGCGTTCATCGACTACTCGATGCGCGCGGCGACGGCCCCGGCCCTCACCACCGTCACCGGCTGGGCCGCCGAGCTGATCCAGACGGTCTACGGCGCATTCCTCGACCTGCTGTCTCCGGCCTCGGTGATGCCGCAGCTGGCGTCGCGCGGACTGTCGCTTAGCTTCGGCCGCGCCGGGCGGGTTATCCTGCCGACCCGCAACGCGACCCCGAGCCTGGCTGGCTCGTTCATCGGGGAAGGCGCGCCGATCCCGGTCCGCCAGGGCCAGTTCAAGACCGTTACGATGCTGCCGAAGAAGCTCGGTGTCATCACCTCGTGGACCCGCGAGATGGACGAGCGTTCGGTGCCGGCGATCGAAGGTGTGCTGCGGGATGCGGTCACCAACGACACCGGGGTGGCGATCGACAATATCCTGCTCGACGCCACCGCCGCGACGGCGATCCGCCCGCCCGGGCTGCGCAGTGCCTCGGCCGGCCTGACGCCGACCGCGGGAGGCGGCTTCAATGCGCTGGTCGGCGACATCAAGCAGCTGACCGGTGCCTTGCTGTCGGCCACGGCGGGGCACATCCGCTCCGGCGTGTTCCTGATGAACCCGCAGCAGGTGCTGTCGATCTCGCTCACCCAGGCACCCTCGATGGGCGGCTTCTTCCCGTTCGCCGAGGAAGTGGCGAACGACCAGCTGCGCGGCTTCGGGATCATCGAGTCCGGCAACGTCCCGCTCGGCACCGTGATCTTCCTCGACGCCGCCGATTTCGTGGTGGTGGGAGAGGAGGCGCCGCGCTTCGAAGTCAGCGACCAGGCGACACTGCACTTCGAGGATACCAACCCGCTCGACATCGTCAGCGGCTCGCCCGGCACGGCGGCTTCGCCGTCCAAGAACATGTTCCAGACTGACAGTCTGGCGCTGCGGCTGATCTGGCCGCTGAACTGGGAACTGCGCCGCACCGGGATGGTTTCGTGGGTAGCCGGAGTTACGTGGTGACCCGTCTGGGGAGCGCGTTCGCGCGCTCCTCCTCTCCCCCTCCAAACTGAGGAGCCAATCCGATGACAGACCAAGACGCCAACGCCAAGAAGGCCTTGCAGGAATCCCGTGCCGAGCAGGCCAAGAACTACGAGGAAGGCCGGCCGAAGGGCAAGCCGACCCCGACCCAGGACGAACTCGACTTGCACGCGCTGGGCGTCCATCTCGACCAGCACGAGGATGACGGCAGTGCGCCGAAGAAGGAGCACGCGCCGAGTGCGGCCGCCCGCCCGCGGATGGGCAGCAGCAGCGGGAGCAGCAGCAGCGGGACCCACTCGCCGTCATGAGCCTCGTCAATTCGCTGACACGGATCTTCTCCTCGGTGGTCGGCAAGTCCACCGAGGGGGAGTATCGCCCCGGCCCGTACTATCTGCCGGTGACCGGCGGCTGGCTCTCGGCTGAGGCGGGGAATTATTGGAACTGGTGGCAGAAAGGCTATGACATCCAGCCGCTGTCGACCCGCTCGGCGATGGTCGAGGCCTGTGTCTCGGCCTATTCGCAGACCGTCGCGATGTGCCCCGGCGACCACTGGCGGACCAACGCGAAGGGTGGCCGCGACCGGGTGACGACCTCGGCGCTGTCGCGCCTGCTGCGGACCCCCAACGACTACCAGAGCATCAGCGACTTCCTGCTGAACGCGGTGCGCGACCTCTACCTCGACGGCAATGCCTACGCCTACTGTCCGCGCAACGACCGCTATGAGATCGACGAGCTGCACCTGATGGACCCGCGGCTCAGCCGCGCCCAGGTGTCGCCGGACGGGAGCATCTTCTATCAGCTCGGCGGCAACGTCATCATCGAGAACCGCCTGCCCGACGAATTCCATGACCTGATCCCGGCGCGCGACGTGCTGCACATCCGGCTGCATTCCTCGCACAACCGCAACAACCCGCTGCTCGGCGAATCGCCGATCTGGGCCGCGGCCGGCGACATCGCGGCCGGCGACGCGCTCAAGGCGCAGCAGTTCAACTTCTTCAAGAACGAGGCGCGGCCGTCGTTCCTGCTGTCGACCGACCTGGTGCTCGACAAGGACCAGGTGCAGAGCCTGCGCGACCGCTGGAACGAGCAGACCCGCGGCGCCGGCGCCGGCGGCACCCCGATCCTGACCGGCGGGCTGAAGCCGACGCCGATCACCATCAGCTCGCGCGACTCGCAGATCGCCGAGATGATGGACATGACCAACCAGGATATCGCGCTCGCCTTCCGCGTCCCGCTCGCGCTGCTGGGAATCGGCAAGGTGAGCCCGCGCACCATCGAGGCGCTGATGCAGGAGTGGCTGGCGTCCGGCCTCGGCTTCTGCTTGAACCATGTCGAGGAGGCGTTCGGCCAGACCTTTAACCTGTGGGGCCAGCCCGACGAGTACGTCGAGTTCGACACCGCGGCGCTGCTGCGCTCGGCCTTCAAGGAGCGCATCGACGCGCTGGTGAAGGCGGTGCAGGGCGGCGTGCTCGCCCCCAACGAGGCGCGCAATCTGGAAGGCTACGAGGACGTCAAGTACGGCGACGAGCCGCGGGTGCAGCAGCAGGTCGTGCCGCTCTCCGCGGCGAGCGCGATCAAGCCGCCGAGCGGCTTGGGCACGCCGCCGAGCGGGCCGCATCCGCCACCGTCGCCCGGACCGAATGCGCCGCCGCCGTCCGGCGGCGCGGCTGCCCCCGCCCAAGACCAGGCATCCGAAAAGCCACCGGCTGCTGCTCCTCCTGCACGGGCCTACGCCAATGTCAGCGCACGAAGTATCCGCCGCGCCGCCGCTGCCTACGAGCGTCGAGGATTGGCCTGACGCGCTCACCGAGGCGCTCGGCCAGGTGCTGGCCGAGCAGCGCCGCGAATGGAGCCGCGAGCGCGCCCTGATGGAGGCGCAGTCGCACTCGCTGATGGCGGAGATGCGCGCCTCGCTTGTCGAGTTTCGCAGCCAGCTGGCGGATCTGGTGCAGGCCAGGCTGGCGCAGGTGAAGGATGGCGCGCCCGGAGCCGCCGGGCCGGCCGGGCCGCAAGGCGAACGCGGCCTGGCGGGTGAGCGAGGGAAAGATGGCGAAAGCATCCAGGGACCGCCGGGGCCGCAAGGAACCGCCGGCGAATGCGGCCGAGCGGGAGAGCCGGGACCGGTGGGAGAGCCGGGACCGCCCGGGCCGCAAGGCCTCCAAGGTGACGCGGGAAGTGCGGGCCGCGACGGTGCACCAGGGGCGCCCGGTGCAGCGGGGGAGATAGGCCCGCCGGGTCAGCCCGGCGAGCCGGGCCCGCCCGGTCCCGCTGGCGAAGCCGGACCGCAAGGCGAACCGGGGCCGCCGGGCGAGCGCGGCCTTACCGGGGAACCCGGGGCGGT